GAAATTACTAGAGATGAAGTTAAGTTTAGCAAATTCATTCAACGGTTGCGTAAACGGTTCTCTTATCTTTTTGCTGACACTCTTAGAGTTCAGTTGATAGCAAAGAAGATCATCAACGAAGATGAGTGGGTTGACATGAAACAAGTCATTAGATTTGACTTCCTCAAAGATAACTTCTTCTCAGAATTAAAAGACAACGAAGTCCTTCAGGGTCGCTTGAACATGCTCGCTCTGATTGATCCGTACATAGGTAAATACTATTCTGTAGATTGGGTTCGTAAAAACGTTCTTCAGCAAAACGAAGATGCCATTAAAGAAATTGATAAACAAATGAAAGTAGAAAAACCGATGCTTGATAAAATGCGAGCAGAACAACAAGGGGAACCTCAATGAGTACAAAAGACCTAATTAACGCTATCGCCTCGGGTGACGCTCAGCAAATTGAAACAACGTTTGAGTCTGTCATGAAAGATAAGATTTCTGTTGCCCTTGACGCCATGCGTTCAAGTGTTGCGCAGAATCTGTTTACTGAAGAAGTTGAGTTAGATGAAGAACAGCTTGATGAGTTGTCAAAGTCAACACTTGGTTCATACGTTAAGAAATCTAAATCGGCTATCATCGGAAATGCTCAGGTTACTGGTATGAGTAACGTCGGTGACAAGGCTAAGGCTAAAGCAGAAAAGACTGTTGAGAAACGCGCCAAGGGTATTAACAAGGCTGTGGATAAACTGACTGAAGAAGAACTCGATGAAGCTGAAGAAAAAATAAAATATGTATCCGGACATGGTTGGGGACCTGGTAGAGTACAAGTCACTACTAACAAGGGTAGAAAGATGATGGTAAAGCATGAAATTGCTAAAGATAGCAATAGTTATAGCGGACCTCAAGTTGGGCATAAGATGGCCGACTGGGAACACATGAAAGAAGAAATTGAAGAAGGTTACGATTCAAGTGGTGCCTACGAAAAACATGATCCAAAGCATCCAGCCTTCGCTAAAAACTACACCAAGTTCAAGGCTGCTAACCCCAAGGGTACTATAGGCGATTTTGTCGCTCACATGAAAAAACAAAAATAATGAAATTTGATACTCTATCAAAATCTATTGCAGAACATGTATACGGTGATCAACTTTCAGATAAGGTTGATTACTGTGGACACTTCATCGGCGAAACCGTAACCGGAACAATCCTGATAGATAAAGTTGAAACAACATTTGATAGCGTTACAGAAGCAAAGGAATATATCAAACAAGAAGATTTAAGGAAAGCGGTTGTTCAGGAATTATATGAAGTCATGTCCACAACTGCTATCGTAAATTTAATTAAAGAACATCATGATATTAAGATCACAGACACGTTAATTGAATCATACGTTTCTCTTGCGTCATCAAAACTATTCAGCGTTGATCCCGTCATTCAGGGTATCCGGAACATGAATACACTTGACGTAATTCTTGAGGGTAAGATTGATTATGTATTAGAGGATCAATCAGTGGTTGCTATTAGTAATGAAACTCAAGAATCACTAAATAATATATTGACTGATAAACCTGAGATTGTTGAATACATGAGAGAAAACAAAAATAACTTTCTCCGAATCATTAGAGAAACACAAGGATAACTACCATGGCAGTCGCAAAAACATTTATTAAACTCGCAGAGAACGAAGCCATTGTTAAAGTTGCTGGAACAGCTGCTGGAGCAACAATTGCTTTGGCAACCGATCTTCTAGGACCTAATCAAGTCGTTGATGGCGCAACACAAACTGTTGATATTACGGGTATCGTTTGGTCTGGCGCAGTCGGTGGAATAATTACCATTGTAAGAAACTCAGTGACCATCGTAACCTTACAAACTGACAATGCTAACTTCATGGATTTCTCTGGTCAGGTCATGTCTCCAGAAAATACTCAGAACACTAAAGACATCGTTGTTACCATGTCAGTTGCTCAGGGTGAGTGCTGGGTCAAGGTTCGTAAAGTTGCTGGATATAAATCTAAGATTGAAACTGGTTTGTTTGGTTCTTATGACGATCCTACTGTAACTGGAAGCTAACATGAAACTAATCACAGAAGTAACAGAAACAGTCAACTACATTTTTGAAGAAGCCAAGGGCGGTAAGGGTAAACAATACTTCATCGAAGGCGTGTTTCTTCAATCAGATTTGAAAAATAAAAACGGACGTGTTTATCCAGAGAAAACTATGGATAATGAAGTTGCCCGTTACACTAAAGAATATATCAATAAGAATAGAGCCTACGGTGAGTTGGGTCATCCTGATTCCCCCTCAATCAATCTCGATCGCGTATCACACATGATCAAGGGGTTGCGTAAGGAAGGCACTAACTACATTGGTAAAGCAAAGATTATGGACACCCCATACGGTAAGATCGTTAAGTCGCTTATTGATGAGGGTTGTAGCCTTGGAGTTTCCTCAAGAGGTATGGGAACTCTAAAGTCTGGTAAAGACGGCACACAGTTAGTCCAAGACGATTTTATGATTTCTACTGCCGCTGATATTGTTGCTGACCCATCAGCACCTGAGGCGTTTGTTCGCGGTATCATGGAAAATAAAGAGTGGTTTTATATTGATGGAAAATTTGTGGAGAAGGACATTGAAGGCGTTAAACGCAGTATACAGAAAGCGCATTCAAGCGAACTTACAGAGGCGTCAATTATGGCGTTTCAGAATTTTCTCAATAAAATCCGCTAATCAGAAATTAGCTAAATACTAAATAACTTATAGAACTAATCAGTTACAGGAGATTACATATGTCTATCGAACAAAAGATTGCTGACTTGCTGGAAGAGTCGCAGGAATTAAAAGACGTCGAACTCAATGAGGAAGAAATTGACCTCGACGAAGAATTTGATTTAAATGAAGAACTTAGCGATAGCTTCCATGATGCTGCAAATAAACATGCAGATAAAATAGATAACGCTCTTGATCATAAAAATAAAGATCATGTTAAAACAGTTGTAGCTAAAACTCCAACGAAACATCTTCAATACCTCCATCACTTTAATATGGGTCAAAGTGGATCCGCAGATCATCCGGCTATAAAACATGTCGCAGCTGAATTGAAATCTAGAGGTAAAGTATTATCTCGTGATGCTAGTGAAAAGAAATTTGCTGAATCAGTTGAATATGACGTGTCAGAAGATGTAGCTGCTCTTGTTGGTGGTGAAGATTTGACAGAAGATTTTAAAGTTAAAGCCGCTACGATTTTCGAAGCAGCAATCATTAGTCGTGTTAAGTCAGAAGTGGCTAAACTTGACGAACAGTTTGAAGTTAGACTTGAAGAAGAAGTCGAAACGATCAAAGAGGGACTTGTTGAAAAAGTCGATGGATACCTCAACTTCGTTGTTGAGCAGTGGATGGAAAAGAATGAACTCGCCCTTGAATCTGGTATTAAATCTGAACTTACTGAAAATTTCATTAAAAAACTGAAGACTGTTTTTGTAGAATCATACATTGACGTACCTGAAGAAAAATTTGATATTCTTGGTGACATGGAAGTGGCTATCGAATCATTGGAAGATAAACTGAATGAATCAGTTGAAATTGCTGTTGAACTGACTAAAGAACTTAATCAGATCAAACGCGCTTCTGTGATTACGGAATCGGCTAAAGGTCTTGCTGATACAGACGCAGAGAAATTCGTTGCGCTTGCTGAAGAATTATCTTTTGAAGATTCTGAAACGTTTGCTTCTAAACTTCAGACAATCCGTGAAAGTTATTTTGGCACTAAACAACATAGAGCAACCGTCGAGTCAGTAGTAACTGATGCTCACGTACCTCTCACTGAAGAAAAAACTTATAGCGCAGCTATGAGCGGTTATCTGAAACACATCGAACGCACTAAATCTTAAACAACTAGGAGACTCTTATGTCTGAAATCAATCGTCCAGAATTACTGGCAAAATGGGCACCGCTGTTAAACAGTGATGCTTTCGAATCAATCCAAAGCAAGCATCGCAAAGAAGTTACAGCGGTTCTTTTGGAAAACACAGAACGTGAATTATCTAAAGAATCTAGTTCATCAGGGTTCTTGTCTGAAGCTGCTGCAAACGTTGGTGGTGTTAGTTTAGCATCAGGTATGGCTGGTTCGGCAACTGGTTCAGTTGCTGGTGTGGATCCAGTGTTGATCGCTTTGGTTCGCCGTGCTGCTCCTCAACTTATCGCTTATGATGTTTGCGGTGTTCAACCGATGACTCAGCCTACTGGCTTGATCTTCGCTATGAAATCACGCTATTCGACACAAAACGGTACAGAAGCACTGTTCAACGAAGCCGATACTGAATTCTCAGGTGCTATTAACGCCCTGTTTGACGGTTCTGCTACTCCAGTTAACGGTAACCAAGTCGGTACTGATCCTTTCGCCGCTTCATTGAATACTGGCGTTGGAATGACAACGACTCAAGCTGAAGGTGGTGTTAAGGGTGCTGGTTCTTACGCTGATCCTTTGACTTTCAACGAAATGTCATTCTCAATTGAGCGTACTTCGGTTGTTGCTCGTACTCGTGCCCTGAAAGCCGAATACACAACTGAATTGGCTCAAGACTTGAAATCAGTGCATGGTCTGGATGCAGAAAACGAATTGTCGAATATTCTGTCTACAGAAATTATCGCTGAAATCAACCGTGAAGTTATTCGTTCAATCTATATCTCTTCGAAAGTTGGCGCACAAGTTGGTACTGCTACTGCAGGTACTTTCGACTTGGACGTGGACTCGAATGGTCGTTGGTCAGTTGAGAAATTCAAAGGTCTGATGTTCCAAATCGAACGTGAAGCCAATGCTATTTCTCAGGCAACACGTCGCGGTCGCGGTAACTTCATTATGTGTTCTTCAGACGTAGCTTCTGCTTTGGCAATGGCTGGCGTTCTTGATTACGCACCTGCTCTGTCTACTAATTTGAACGTTGACGAAGCTTCAACTACTTTTGCTGGCGTGCTTAACGGTCGCTACAAAGTGTATATTGATCCATTCGCAGCTAACCAATCAGCTACACAGTTCTTCGTGGTCGGTTATAAAGGTACTTCGTCTTTTGACGCTGGTCTCTTTTATTGCCCTTACGTTCCTCTCCAGTTGGTTCGTGCGCAAGATCCACAAACGTTCCAACCTAAAATCGGCTTCAAAACCCGTTATGGTATCGTTGCTAACCCATTCGTATCATTGGCTCAAGCATCTACTGGTACTTTGTATGCTGATGGTAACGGTCTGTTTACTAACAGCAACTACTACTATCGTAAAGTGCGCGTTACTAACTTGATGTAATCTAGTCAGGTTGTAATAGTAAAAAGAAAGCCACCTTCGGGTGGCTTTTTCTATATAAATAAAAAAAGACCTCCGTAGAGGTCTCAAGTCTGATCTGGGTCAGCTCATCTTAAACCTATTTAGTATACAAAACCTATGTCTATAAATAAACTCGTTTGTCCGTATCCAGCGAATATATCACCGCTATCATCGGGTGGGTTCATGCTAGATATTCAAAAATCACCGCAGGTTAAATTTTGGTGTCAAGAAGTAGCACTGCCAGACATTACGCTAGATACAACAACTTTCTCCACGCCACTAAATGTAGTGAAGCAGCCAGGAGATAATTTAACATTCGGTGCTTTGAATATTCAGTTTCTTATTGATTCAAACATGGATAACTACCTTGAGTTATGGAATTGGATGATCGGATTAGGATTCCCTGAAGACCATGCGCAATTTCAAACCTTCATCAATCAACAACCAAGTAACCCCAGAGGCAATTTAGCCAAGACAGTTTCAGACGGTACTTTATCAATACTAAATAACTCAAACAACGTTATCCGGAATATTCAGTTTATAGATATGTTTCCTACTAGCCTATCTTCCCTTACACTTCAGGCCACAAACACTGATGTAGCCTATCTAGTCGGTAACGTTACCTTTGATTATTCGCACTATAAGTTTATTTGATTTTAAATAGCATTCGCATTACTTGAGAGATATTATGAACATTGAACAGATACAAGACATGTGGGAACTAGACGCTGAAATTGATGATAGTCATTTAGGCGAGGCGTCTACCTCAATCCCAAAACTCCACTCTAAATATTTAAAATTGCTGATCGCTGTAAAGCTCAAATTAGCAAAGAACAATTCAGACTACAATACCCTGCGTCAAACTAAATTCAGATACTATCGTGGCGAACTATCACGCGATGAGTTGAAGGAATTCGGCTGGGATCAATGGCAGGGTGTAAAGCCTTTGAAGAATGAGATGGAAGAATTTCTTCATGGTGATGCTGATCTTAATAATCAGAAACTCCGCATCGAATACCTTAATACAATGATATACCTATTAGAATCAATCATGAATTCTATCAAGAATCGTGGCTGGGATATTAAGAACGGTATAGCATGGAAACAATTTCTAGCGGGTAACTAATGACTACAATTACAATCGAAAAGTTAGATGAAGTTCATATCAGGATTTTATCTGATCCATCAACAGAACAAGAGTTGGTGGACTACTTTAAATTCCGCATGGACGGTTATCAATTCTCTCCCAAGTTTAAGGCTAAACTCTGGGACGGGTTTGTTCGATTGTATGATGTGAATCGTAAAACGTTATACCTTGGTTTATATAATTACGTTCTCACGTTTGCCAAGAAGAATGATATTGAGGTAGTGATCAAGGGTGACTTCATAGGCGCGAATGAAATTACTGAGGATGTAGTATTTGAGTACATCACTTCCCTTAACCTTCAGGGTGCCGGCAACAAGCCTATCGTAATCCGTGACTATCAGGTATCCGCTGTTCGTGAGGCTTTAGCCAATGAGCGTAACGTGTTGCTATCGCCCACTGGATCAGGCAAAAGCCTTATTATATACAGCCTTTCTAGATGGTGGCGCGAAACCGATAAAAAAGTGCTTATTTTGGTGCCAACCACGTCATTAGTAGAACAATTATACAGTGATTTCGAGGATTATTCAGGCTCTAACGATTGGTCGGTAGAAGTTAATTGTCAAAAATTATACTCTGGCTTCAGTAAGGTATTCAGTAAAAATATTTTATTCTCCACATGGCAATCCGTACACAGACAACCTAAGTCTTGGTTTGATCAATTTGATGTAATCATAGGTGACGAAGCGCATACGTTTAAATCCAATGCGCTAGTGGCAATCATGGCTAAGATGACTGATGTTCAGTATCGTATTGGTACAACGGGCACTATTGATAATAAGAAAGTACATAAGTTGGTACTGGAAGGTATCTTTGGTCCGGTGTATAAAGTCACCTCCACTAAGAAACTAATGGATCAGGGAACACTGGCTGAATTAAAAATAACTTGTCTCATCTTAAAGTATGATGATGAAATCCGAAAGGCTAACAAAGGACTTGAGTACAAGGATGAAATTGAATTCATCGTATCCAATAAAGCTAGGAATAGATTCGTATCCAACTTAGCCATACAAACCAAGGGCAATACGCTATTACTGTTTCAGTACGTTGAGCGTCATGGTAAAATTTTATACGAATTATTAAAGACTAAATTAGAGGGTAGTGGAAGAAACGTTTACTTCATTCATGGCAAGGTAGAGGTGGATGTGCGGGAACAGATTAGGAAGTTGATGGAGACAGAGGAAGACGCAATTGTAGTGGCATCTTTCGGAACCATGTCTACTGGAACTAATGTACCCAGCATAGAAAATATTATTTTCGCGTCACCAAGTAAATCTAAGATCAGAAACCTACAATCCATCGGTAGAGGTCTTAGGATGAAGGAAGGTAAAACTACCTGTAAGTTGTATGATGTTGTGGATAACTTATCTTGGAAGTCAAGTAAGAACCATACCCTGAACCACTTCGGTGAGCGGTTAAAGATATACGCTGAAGAGGAATTTGAATTTAAACTTGTTGAGTTAAAAATATGAAAAATGAAGAATACGTTTGCCTGAAGTTAGTTACAGGAGAAGATATTATTGCGCTGTTAGATGGAGAAACCGAAACGCATGTAACGGTTAGCTTTCCGATGCAGATGATCCGTAGGGATATTGTATCTGATGGACAACCAGTGAGTTCAACGTCAGCGCATTTCTTTTATAATTATGCTGATACACCAACGTTTACTTTTAATAAGAATCACCTGGTATTGATCAAAGGCGTTCACTCAAGCATCATACCTTTCTATCTTAAATTTATTGATGCTGAGGATTATTATGATGAGGAAGATGACTACGATGAATCAGATGAATATACAACAGCTGCAGAGGTTGAGGCAGAAATAGATATGTTGGAAACTATTATTAGTAAGGCTAGAGAACCTAAAGAGGATAAGCCTAAGAAAGAGCCTATCATTATTCGCCATGAGGGCAACGATACTAAACACTAATATCATATCACCCTCAAAACCCAACATAGTTAGTATAACGGTAAATTCAGCAGAAGGCAAATTTATTTTCTCAATAATTTAGATTTGCCTTGAATCATTTTTTATTATATACTTGGATTTGTAAGTATAAATTTAAGGCTTAAAATGGCAGCAGAACACTATGTAGACAACGTAAAGTTGTATGGCGCAATGAAAGAGTATATCGGAAACTATAGGTACGCAGAAGAGAACAATCTTCCCGCGCCAGAACTTGGTAATTACATAGGTTCCTGTATTCTTGATATAGCAACTCATCTATCATACAATTTCAGATTCATCGGATACTCATACAAAGAGGAGATGATGTCTGATGGTATTGAAAATTGTATCATGTACTTACATAATTTCAATCCAGACAAATACACAAACCCTTTCGCCTATATCACTCAGATTATCTGGTGGGCATTTGTTCGTCGAATCAAAAAAGAAAAACGTCAAACATACATTAAGAATAAAATTATTCTTGACATGCCATTTGAGTTATTCAATTTACAAGAGCAAGACGACAACGGTGAAATGGTTTCTGTATTTCGAGAATTTATTCAAGACGCTCAGGCTCAACTTTCTTCGGTAGAGTTATTTGAAAATACTTTAAAGAAAAAAGAAAAGGTAAAGAATCCTGGTCTTACCGTATTCATGGAAGAAGATGAGGATGAGAATGAAGTCCTTGAAGTGGAAATGGATATTGCGACTTATTTAAAAACCGAGCGTAATATGGAAGATGTAAAATGACCGTTGCCATAATCACTGATCAACACTTTGGGGCTAGAAATGATTCAAAACACTTTTTGGATTTTTATGAAAAGTTTTACACGAATGCTTTCTTCCCATCCCTCGACGCTTCTGGCATTAGCAATTTACTTATATTGGGCGATACCTTCGATCGTAGGAAGTATGTAAACTTCTCATCGCTTCAGGCAGCAAAGCAAATGTTCTTTGATAAACTGGCTGAGCGTAACATTACCGTTAACATGCTAGTGGGTAATCATGATATTTACTACAAGAATACTAATGAGGTAAACTCACCGGATCTTCTTCTTCAGGACTACTCCAATATCAATGTCATATCAACCCCTCAGACTATTGAAGTCGAGGGTACGCTGATCTGTATGATCCCTTGGATTTGCCCAGACAATTATGAAGCAAGCATGACTGAGATTAAAAACAGTCGTGCTGAAATTTGCATGGGTCACCTAGAGATTGGCGGGTTTCAAATGTACCGAGGAATGGAAAGCCATGGAGGATTATCCTCTAAGATATTTGAAAAGTTTGAGGTAGTTTTCTCTGGCCATTATCATCACAGATCAAGCAACGAAAACATAACATACCTTGGTACTCCATATGAGTTGACTTGGCAAGATTATGCTGATCAAAAAGGATTTCATTACTTTGATCTGGGAACCCGTAAATTACAATTTGAACCTAATCCGTATTCAATGTATTCTAGAATTGAGTATGATGATAAGGACAAAGAACCTATTGATCTTAACTCAATACGATTAGATGAAAAATATATCAAATTAGTCGTGGTCAATAAAACCGATTACTATAAATTTGACATCTTTGTTAATACGTTATACACTAAGGGTTGTCATGATATTAAAATCGTCGAGGACTTCTCTGATTTTGAAAATTCAGAAATAGGATCAGACGTAGATCTAGAGGATACCCTTAGTATTCTATCAACCTATATTGATTCAACGAATACAGATTTGGATAAAGAAAAAATTAAAAATTATATGAAAACTCTATACACCGAAGCAGTCAATAGTGAAGTCGTATGATAATTTTTGAAAAGATAACTTATCGTAATTTGCTATCCACAGGCAACGCCCCAAATACTATTCTCCTCAATAAATCAAGAACAACCCTTGTTGTTGGTAAGAATGGCGAGGGTAAGAGTACGATGCTGGATGCGTTGTGCTTTGTATTATTTGGTCGTCCATTCCGTGATATCAATAAGCCTCAGTTGATAAATTCAACCAATGGTAAAAACTGTTTAGTTGAAATTGAATTCAG